TTGAAGCGCAGGGAGAGAAACATAGAGAAGTTACAGGGTTAATGCTTGATGTCGCTAAAAAGAGATTACAGACAATGCAACCCGATGATTTATCGGCTGGCGGTGTTGTTGAATTTGTACAGACTGCTGTAAAAATCCAAAATGATAATGCGGATTTATTACTAACTTCTGGTTTGACACCTAACGGAAAAATTGAAAATAAACAGGGCGAATTCAATTTTGTTTCAGATTTTCAGGGGCTTTGATATATGGGTACTTCTGTTGTTTTCAAACCGACCGCCGTACAGCGTAAAGCTCTTGCGCTTCTGAAAAGCGGAGCGAAACACATTTTGCTTTTCGGCGGTTCTCGGTCTGGTAAAACAACAGTGATCGTTATGGCGATAATCTTTCGTGCTTTGTGTTACGCAGGGTCTAGGCATTTGGTTTGCCGTTATCGAGCTAAAGACGCTAAATCATCGGTTTTGCGTGAGACGCTTTTTCCCTGCCTTGATAATACTGTCGGGAATTCAGGATATAAATATCTTGTACATGAAAGCGTTATAACGCTTTTTAACGGTTCTGAAATTTGGATTGGCGGTTTGGGTGATAAAGAGCAAGCGGATAAAATCTTAGGACACGAATACAACACAATTTATTTTAATGAAATTTCACAGTTAAGTTACGCCGCTGTTACTACCGCTTATTCAAGATTGGCAATGAGAATTGAAGGTTGCAGGAATTTATTTTTCTATGACTGCAATCCGGGTTCGCCTTTGCATTGGGCTTATAAAATATTCGTACTTAAAAAAACTTTTCTTAATGGCGATCCGCTGGAGAAACCTGAGCTTTACGCTTCTATGCTTCTTAATCCCGAAGATAACAGGGAAAATCTGCCGGAAGATTATATAACGGACATTCTCGATGTTCTTCCTGAAAAACAAAAGGCTCGTTTTCGTGATGGTTTATGGGTTAAAGCGGAAGGTGTTATTTATGACCGCTTTGACGAAAGCATGATCATTAAGTTTGATGATTTGCCTGAAAAGTTTGACCGTTATGCCGCAGGTCAGGATTTTGGATTGAATATAACTTTTGTAAAAATCGCATGGCTAGGGGAAGTGATTTATGTTCTTTGCGACTACGGCGCATTTAACATGACTACTCAATCTTTTAATGAAGAAGTCAACGCTCGTGGTTGGTTTAATAATCCCGATGATATGGGGCTTCCTGTCTATTGCGATCCTGCTGGCGGTGAGCGTATTCAAGAAATTACTGGCGGCATTAAGGCGAATAATTCTGTTGACAGCGGTATTGATTTTATTAACGCAAAAATAGAAAGAAGTCAATTTTTTGTATGTGAAAAATGTACAGGCGTTTTGTCTGAAATATGGGATTACTGCCGTGATGAAAGCGGAGAGATTGTGAAGGTAAACGACCATTATCTTGACGCTTTACGTTATGCGATATTTTCTGATGTTCAAATGGGAGTAGTCATGTCATGAGTATATTTGACAAGCTGTTCCAAAACCGCAAGCGGACTAAAAGTAACTTACAGTATGATAAAAAATCATTGTCTAACGATGGCTCATCTATGAGAAATTACTTGTCCGATGATGATGATTTCCTTAAATTTAATATAGACCCCTTCAATGACTCGTTCCTTTGCAACGCTTGGGTAAATATTGCGGTTAATATTCTTATCCGCAATATTGCCCGTGCGGATTTTGTGATTGAGAAAGAAGGAATTGAGTTAAAAAGCGGTTCGCTCTTTAATTTATTCCACAGACCGAATTCTCATTTAAGCAGATTTGATTTGTGGAAGGAAACCGCCGCTTGGTGGTTTTTAGAGGGCGAAGCGTTTTGGTGGTTCGGCTCTGATTATTCGGGCGGACTGCCGAAAGAAATTTTTATACTTAATCCCAGAAAACTCATGCTTGAAGGCGAAGGTATGAGTTTTCAAAATGAATTTACAGATAACAAACGCCGCTGGTTTTACAATACTGGTTCTGAATTAGTACCTATCTTTTCTGACGAACTTGTTCATTTCCGTGAATGGAATCCCTGGAATTCCCTGCGTGGCGTTAATCCTCTTGTCTCTCTTTCGATGGAAATTGAACAGGATTATTTCGCCAATAAAGGCAATTCATCTTTATTAAAAAATAACGCTATTCCTCAAGGCTTGTTAAAAACAGATCAAACATTAAGACCGGAAGAAGCCGATCAACTGGAGCGAAGATGGGAAAGCAAATACGGTCAAGTTAAAGCCGGAAGAAAAATTGCCGTCTTGGGTAAAGGTACAAGTTTTGAAGCGTTAAGTTTTAATCCCGATGTTATAAAGTTTTTTGAACTTAAACGCTGGAACTTATACACGATTTTGGCTAAGTACGGTATACCGCCGAGAGTCGCTAATATTTCTGACAGGTCAACGGCGTTAAGCGGCAAGGACACTAAAGAGCAGCACTCGGCGTTTTGGCAATATACTTTAATTCCTTTGCTTCGTCAATTTGAGCAAATTCTTGAAAGCCAGTTTTTTATGCGTTTCGGTTTGAAGGAAACCGGAAGATTTGATTTGTGGGATATTCCCGAATTACAGGAAAATGAGGACGCTCAAAGTAAACGTGATATTGCGGAAATAACCGCAGGGATTAAAACAATAAACGATGTTTTGAAGGAGAGAGGGAAAGAGCCTAAAATATGGGGCGATGTTTGGCATAAACCGAAGAATTTAGTTTCAGTTGATGAGGGTAAGCAATGATAAAAAACTCCGTTGTCATTGCTTCTACCGCTGATTGTCTCGCTAATATAATTTGCGAAAAATTATTCAATATAGATTATCGAGGTTATATCGCAAGCAATGACAAGGATTTGTTTGTAAGGATTAATAATTATTTTCCTAAATATATTTTTATCGAAAATTGTTTTCATAAAAACGTTACCTATGAATATGTGCATAAGATTAAAAGAACTAATGAAAATCTGCATATTGTTATCTGGACTGCTTCTTATGTATCGCCTTTTAATGCGGCTAGGTTTATTAACGCAGGAGCTGAAAGTTTTTTCTCGTTAAGGGAAAAAGATGAAATAGTAAATAATATATTAAAACAAATTATGTTGGGTGTAACATACTGTCCTGATGATGTCGCTGACGCTTGTATCAGTATTACTACTAATCCGATTTTTGATATTCCATTTACTGACAGGGAATTACAGATTATTGAATTTTTGCATTTATCTGATCCTGAAATCGCTTATGAATTGCATACTAAATACAGAAATGTCTGTTATCACAAAGAAAAGGTATTCAGGAAATTAGGCGTAAATAACAAAGGGGCGGCTATTGATAAAGCGATAAAACTTGGGATTATTCCTTTTACCAAAATTATAAATGAGGAGAAATTATGATTATCAGGATTAAAAGCGGAGAGATAAAAAACAGCAGTGACCAGATATTGCTTGATTACTTGGGCGTTAAAAAAGAAGTATCGGGCAAACAGATTGTTACAAAAGATGTTGAATTGATTGCGTCTGTTCCTTTTCACCTAACGACAGAAAATGAAAACAATGGCTTTGCATGGACTTTATCAACTTTTGATATTGACCGCTTTGGCGAGCGTGTTGATCCGCAAGGTTGGGATTTTAAGAGGTATATGCAAAATCCTGTTGTTGAATGGGCGCATAGATACGATATTCCGGCGATAGGAAAAATGGATAACCTGAATATTGATGATAACGGTCTGCATGGGTTTGTTCATTTCAATTCTAAAGATTTTGATCCTTTTGGGTGGGCGATTGGCGAGCGTGTAAAGGCTGGCGTTATCCGTGCCGGCTCTGTTGGCTTTCGTGTTATCGAGATTGAAATACCGTCAAAAGAGGACAGCAAGGACGGTACATTTTTAATTTTCCGTAAACAGGAATTATTAGAATTTTCTATTTGCAATGTTCCGGCTAATCCTTTCGCATTAGCGAAAATGAACAATGAGAATGACAGTAATTCAAATTTGGATTGTGCATCCCATTTTTGGGATTGTTTAATCAATAAAATTTAAGGGGTATAACATGGACGAATTGTTACTGGCTATAAAAAAAGAAATAGCCAACATGAAGAAAATTGAGTTGACGGGTTTTACCAATACGGAAACCGCAACGGCGTATTTTCAGGAAAAGGAAAAAATTCTTGAGGGGATTGTTAAGACTATCGAGACTATCTCTGTTCAGGAAACTTCGGAAGTAGACGCTTTGAAATCTACGGTCAAGTCACTTCGGGATGAAATCAAAAGTCAGGCTTCCTCTCCTCGTGAACTTTCAAGGCGTGAGCTTCTGCACAATCTTGGCAAGGGAATTGCTGCGGCGTGGTCGGGAAATCATAAAGCATTGGCTGATTTGTCGTTTTCACCTAACCTAAAGAACGATAACTGGACTAATCCTAAAGATGTTTCATGGACTGAAAAGGGTTTTCAAATTTCAAAGGCTGCTCTCGGCGAGCCGATGGGGAACATGGCAACGAATGATCAGTATTTAATCAATCCGATTTATGAAACTGAAATCATGCAGGACGCAGCGAAAAAATCTGTGATGATGAATTTGGTCAGGCATAGACCGATGATCGGTCCTTCTATCTTCCTTCCTACAAGGGACAGGGGCGGCGTTGAATTAAACTGGCTTACCGCCTACGGTCAGCAGATTAAAGGCTCGAAGCCTAAAGGCGCAGAACGTGTCGAGTTAAAGGCGTATACTCTTGCTGGCTACATTCCGTGGTTTGATGAATTTGAGGAAGATGTTTTCGTTGATCTTGGACAAATGTTCATTGATGAATTTATCGAAGTGTACGGACAGGAATTTGACAGGCAATGTCTGCTTTCCAAAGATGATCCGTTCACTGGCGCAATGGCTTGTGAAGATGTTACGGAGGTAACTATCAGCGGAAATTCAATCAATGATTTAACTTGGAAGGATTTCAGGGACGCTGTTTATAAAATCCCTGCGGAGGAAAGAAAAGACTGCGCATGGTTTATCAATGAGACTGTACTTAATCATGTTGCAAACATCGAAGATAAAAACGGAAACCCGATTTGGCGCAGACCGACAGAAGCAATGCCCGGAAAACTCGATTTGTACCCATATCACGAACTTTCAATCCTTCCGCAGATTGCGGACATTAAAGCGAATGAAATTTTTGCGGCGTTCCTTAATCCAAAAAGAATTCAGCATGGCAACCGCAGAGGAATTGAGATTAAAAAGTTTGACGCTACAACAGAAAGTATGGAATACGGCGAATTATTTTTGCGTTTCCGCAAGAGAGACGGATTTTTAGTTACAAGACCGAAAGGGAATATGCTTGTATTAAAGACTAAAGCGTAAAATTTTTCGTCCGTTTGTTATTTGAAAAATACACCTGTCAGCGGATTTTGCTTTCAAGTGTCAGGGAAGGACGCATTAAAAATGACTTCCATGTCATTTTTAATGCTAGAAGTTTTTACTTTGTAAAAACTTCAATAAATTATGGTAACAACGGCATCCATGCCGTAGTGGTATCAATGCCGCTTAAAAACTAGAGGGAGATTGCCGCCCAAACGGACGGCAATTCCTTTTTTATAAAGCCATTAGAATTTTGTACTGTTCATCTTCCGATAGTTTTTTGATGTTAAATGCACAAGTACCGCATTTTCGGCTGTCTTTGCAAGCCTGACAGACTTTTGAGCTGTCCATGATGAAAGGTAGTAGTTGAATTAATTTTTCTACTGCCTGTGTCATTGGTTTGTTTAGAAACCATGCGAAACGGCGAACAGATACGGACGCTGTTTCTGAAAATTGCGGACTATAGAACCGCTTGCTTTCTGTGTTATACATTGTATAACCTCCAGATTTGGAATAACTCCCACTTGCTATGAGCAGGAAGCGTGAAGGTAGGCAAAACCCGAAACCGCCGCCTTAAACAAAAACCCACAGAACGCAGGGTGGGTGATTTTTATTGGTGGTGTGGGCTGTAGCACCCTTCGCCCTGCACAGGGTGCGCTCATACCACCAATGAGGAAAAATCACACACCCTGTTTTGTGGTATCTATTTGGCAAGGACTGAACAAATAGAAAAAATTGCGATTAGCAATTTTTACCTATTATTTTCTTGATATATTTCTACTTTCCCTATAGATGTGGGGAGTGAAAAAATCATGGGCTTAAAAGCGAGAGGGAAGATTTTCCACTTCTTAAAACCTGATTGTAATAAATTCTATACATTGACGAAATGTTTTACATTAAATATGCTGTTTAAGGGAGGAAAAAAATGAGTATTGAACTTACAAAATAGGAAACCGAAAATTTATTACTTGTAGCAATAGACTATCTACAACAGAATTCAAATTATCCTGAAAATGGTGTTGGATTAAAGTTGCTAGCTGGCAACACGAAAATGGAACGTGACCATGTGAGAGAATTTATCTATGATCTGAAGTTACAAAAAGCTGTAAACACACGTTTTGATCCAGCAATGGAAGGTGAATTTTATATTCTACCAACTGAACAAACAATTATAAAATTTGATAAACTAAACGCTCTGACGATAAATGAAACAGCAATATTATTATTAGAAAAATCATATGATATTTATAAACGCTCCAATTATGATATTTACTTTCAATTTGAAAGCTCTCTTATAGGAAGTATTATTGGTCTTACTAATGAAGCAAAAATATTTAGTGCAATAGAATTATTAAATGACAAAGGTTTGATAAACAATCTTACAGTGATGTTCGGTAATATAATTTATTTTATTTCACCAAAAGGAATAGATATGATAGAAAATGGTATAGAAAAAAATACACAACAGGGAAATGTGTATGTGAATAATAATGGTGGAAATGTAGCAATAAACTCTACTAGAGTAAACCAAAGTATTAATAACAATGAGCTTGACGGATATTTTACAATACTGGAAAAACTTATTACAGAAAATTTAACTGGCGAAATAAAATCAAATGCTATAAATGATTTTGAAACAATAAAAGAATTAACAAAAGTTGAACTACCAAAAAAACATTTAATACAAAAATTGCTAGATAACTTAGATAAAATACCAATTTTATTAGATATTGTTAACAAAATAAGAGAGTATTTTATTTAATAAATAAAAATTAAAAATAAATATTATTTATTAAATAATATTTATTATGATACATATTATTGAGTAGACTTTGGTAGCCAACCATCAGGAGCGATAATTACATTCCCATTATAGGTTACTTGTTCCGGCAGTAGAGACTTTTTCAGATCTCTATCTTGTATCTTTTTGAAAAAGTCGGCGTGTTGTTTTAGGTTCATGGCGGATTGGTTCTGCGGTACAATTATTCCAACTTTTTTACTTGGGCAGAGTTTTTTTAGTTTGGTTATTACTGGAGCAAGGTCGCTGTCACCTGATAGGATTAGAGCTGTGTCGAATTTGTCTGTCATTCCATCGGCAAGCAGGGTTATGGCAATATTTATATCGGTTTTCTTTTCTTCGTGGGATTGATAGCATTTTGTACATAACGGACATCTTCTATCACGGATTGTGAATTTGCCTAATATATCTTTTACGCCCACTGTGCGGAGTGCGTGAATATATAATAAATGTTTCTTTGCTTTTTCGGGTTTCCATGTTGTTAGGGCGGTAAAATAATATACGGAGGAGATTTCTTCGGTTTTGGGATTGATGATTCGTTTGGATAGTTCCATGAGGTTAAGCCAACGGTTAGCAGGGTGAGCGAATTGGAGTGTGCTGTGGTAGAGGTTAAAGCCGTCTATGTAAACGCTTACTCTGGTTTTTGGCATTATGGATAACCTTTGAGCAAAAAAAATGCCAGGCACACTGCCCGGCGGGGGCAAGCATCAATAGTGCTCGCGGGTACACTTATAATATACGGCATTTCTATCAATATGGTCAAGTTGTTTAAAATAATTACTCTTTCGCACCCATTGAATTTAGGGCGGTATCTAAAACGGTGTTGAAGTCTTTGCGGATTTTTTGGAGGTCTTGGGAGAGGTCTTTTATTACGGTTTGGGTTACTTCGTTGTCGGTTAGTGATAATGGAATGAAAAGGCGGTAGGTTTCTACTTTCAGGGCTTCAGTAAGGCTGATTAGGGTCTTATCACTAATCCATGTGCGGCAGCCCTCGATGTCGTTTATCATGTTGGCGGAGATTCCTGCGGCTTCGGCTAGTTTTTCCTGCGTTATGCCCAGCTGTTCCCTGTGCTTCTTGATGTTGGCGGATAGTGTTCTTCGTAAGGTTTCTGTTTTATCACCCATATTCCTTAATCATGGTATCTGTCAGAAAATGACTATTACACCCGATGTATACGGTTATACTTGACAATATCGGGTGTGGTCTGTATATTAGTATTAAGGTAAGAAAATTGCAGAGCGATGTCAAAAATGGCTGTGAATTATCCTTGAATTTGTGGTGTTTTATTCAGGCTTTTTTCTTATTTAACTTGTTCAGGGTGTTTATTGGGTCTAATATTTAAAAAGTGGAATAGGTTCAATTAGTAAAGTCAGAGCCCCTTCAAGACTTCTTTCTTTGCTCCTTGTGCCTTGCTCTTAAACTAAAAATTATTAAGAAAGGTAAAATTTTACACTCTCGTAAATAATTCGTTGTTTCTGAAAGATACTGTTTACTAAAATATCATAAAATTCCAAATCAAT